TGTTCAAAGGCACTGCATTTGAAGGACGCAAAGCATTTGTCAACATAGGCGAAGCCATGAAGCCGTTCCGTGCTAACCTGGAAGCAGCTGGTATCAGTCTTGAAGATCAAATTGAAGGTCTAGGTGGCTACCTAAGGTTGCAGACACGAATTGGTCAGAGTCAAAACAAAACCACAGAAGAACTGGCCACCGGTGCTAGAAAATATCTCATTGAAATGGACGGGCTCAGCAAGCTCACTGGCATGCAACGTCAAGAAATTGAAAAACAAATGGAGGCTGCACTCAGTGAGCAGCGATTCCGCGCCAAACTGGATGCAATGCGAGCAACCAAGGATCCTCAACAAATGGCTGCTGCTGACAAACTGATGAGAGCCAATATCCTGATCAGTAAGCAGGCACCTGAAATGGGGCAAGCATTTAGAGATGCTACTTCGGGCGTGCTGACCAGTGATGCATCAGTTAAAGGGTTAATAAGTTCTCAAGGTAAATTACTGGAAGTGACAGCTCAGTTAACGTCTGGACAAATTGATGAATATCAAGCTACCAAACAATTGGGTGGTTCAATTGAAGATTTTAACAAAGCTCTGAATTTTACTGCTCAGCTGGGTTTGCTCAACGACTTTGCCATTGACTACGCACAAGGTCAACAGTTGGCTATTTTTGCACAAAAAGATATCAGCGAGCTGGCCAAAGTCATTCAAGAGGAACAAAACAAACAGTTGGGCGCACAGAACGATGCCAGTGCCACACTGTTGGCCAATTTGCGAGCCAAAGAACGTGATCTCAATGAAAAAGCTGAAACTGCTATTTTCAACACTATCAATACCAGTTTGGCCATGGGACATGCCCTGGCCAATGTTACATCGCCGTTGTTGGATGCATTTGCGGCATTGTCACCTGCTGTCGAAGGTGTAACAAAACTGTTGGTCAAGGCACTGAACTGGCTAGCTCCAAACTTAAATTCAATAGTAGGTTCAACAGTTGACATTGTTGAAGCCACCCAGCAAGGAGGTATGGGCGGGTTTTATAGGGCAGGCGGTGCTGAAGCAGTTGGCACTGTGGCTGCTGGCGGCATAGGGGCGGTCAAAGGCGCTGCGGTTGGTGCTGCACTAGGCAGCACTGTGCCAGTAGTTGGCACTATCATAGGCGGAATTCTGGGCGCTCTTGTTGGCGGGGGTGCTGGTGGCTTTCTTGGCAAATATACAGGTAAGTTGGCTGATTATGGAGGAACATTAATTACTCCAGAGCCATCAACTCCACCAGGCCGTGCAGCAGGCGGTCCTGTGAGCAGACGAAATCCATATATTGTAGGCGAGCGTGGTCCAGAACTCATGGTGCCCGAGCAGTCTGGCAACATAGTCAACAACGATCAGTTGACCAAGATGATGGCAGCAGGCAACAATGTAAACAATCTAATGGCCAAAATGAGTACCTCTGGCACTGATATCAATGCTACGTACAAATCTATTGCAAGATCCATTGGAGATTTCAGTCAAGAACATGACTTGACAATTACCAATGTCAGTGGTGACATTACCAGCATTGAAAATACCACAGAAAATGTTGACAAAACTTATCAGGCAATTTTAAAAACAGTGGATGAGTTCAGTGACAAGAACAAAAATATTGCCACATCAATGATTACCACGCAGCGAGATACGCTGTTGCAAAGCGAAAAAATTGAAAATCTCACTGAACAAAATGCTCGTAGAACCAAAGATTTTTCAACTTTTTATGGTCAGTACATTGACAAAATGACCAAAGCTCTAGATGAAGATCTAGAATCCATTGCTGGCGGTACAGGAACTGGAGCAGCTGGCGAAGGTGGAGGCAGTGCTGGGGGTGGCACTGGAGGTGGTAGCACAGGCGGATTTATCAGTAGATTGATGAATGCCATTGGAGTTGCAGGTGGTGCGGGCAGTGCAGGTGGCGCAGGTGGTGAGCCACCAGTTGCACGTAGTGGTCCAGAACCACATGGAGCTCCAGTAGGTCAAGGCGGCGCAGCTACTGGTAGTGCAGCTGGTGAGGGTAAACCACAACTAGCCAGGGTAGGCAGCAAGTCTGGCAAAAGCACCATGGTAAACGCTGAATATGCGCCAAAGTTTCAAGGCATCATTGACTATCTTGACAGCGTTGGTTACAAAATCTATAGTCTTGGTGGATATGTTGATCGTGATGTTCGGGGTCAACCAGGGGTAAAAAGTGTGCATGCCCACGGTGGTGCTATAGATATCAATCCTGCCGAAAATCCATTTGGCTCACAATTGATTACAGACATGCCGGCTGATATTGGCCAAGTTGCAGCAAGAATGGGTTTAGGTTGGGGAGGAAACTGGCGCAGCTTTAAAGATGCCATGCACTTCAGTGTGGCTAAGAACGAAGGCGGAACTGTTGATTTCAGTGCAATGAACACAACTTCGGGTGCCGGCAAAACACCACAGGCCAAAAAAGGCGGTATTTTGTCTGGACCCAAATCTGGTTTCAACGCCATTTTGCATGACATAGAAGCAGTGGTTCCACTGCCTGATGGCAAAACAATTCCAGTGGATATGAAAGGTCAGATTAATCAAGACATCATGACCAAAATATCTGACATGTCGTCTAAGATCACAGCTTTGCAAAAGCCATCAGAGAGAGACATTGCATCCCAAATATCTGACATGACAACCAAAATTGATGCAATGCAACAGTTTGGATTGAACTTGCAAAACAACATGATGGGTGATGGCGGTATCACTCAAGGCCCTAGTATAGCTGGAGAAGCCGGCCCAGAAGCAGTGATACCGTTGAAAAATGGCACAGTGCCTGTGAAAATTGATCTGCGCAACCTGCAGGATATCGCACCAACTTTTTTTGGCATGAACGAATACACAGGCTACAACGCGGGACCCATGAGCACTGATCTTTCAGTGATCAAAGAAATTGCTGCTTCAATGGGTGCGTTTGACAAAGCATCGCAAACCATCACAGATCCTGCTACCTGGAAAGAAATTCTAAACTCAGGCATTGCCATGAACTATGATCTTGGTGTGGCCAAAATTGGCACTGAAATGATACCCAACATTGGGCAAGAAATGACCCAGCGCATGAGTGAAATCGTGGCTGAAAAAGGCGTTGATCAGATGGAAGCATTCCGCATCATGGGCAACGAATTTAAAGAAGCCATGATGTCGGCCATGCCTCAACTCTTGGAAAGAATGGCACCAACAGATGGAACCATTGATCTCAAAGACAGTTTGGACCAGCTGATTGCCAAACAGTCTGAAGCCAACGACATCAGCAAGAAGATACTCCAAGTGAGCGTGAATTAACGGTAAATAAACAACCATGGCAGATCCCAAACAACAAGGCTGGAAAAAATACTTCAAAGTGGCAGACACTTCAGGAGTAATGAGTCCCATATCAGGCAAAAATCAATTTGGACTGCCTGACTATGGCAAGAACGACGGCTCGGGTACGTTGATCAGCGATTTTACTTTTAGGAACTATGCCAGTAGATTACCTGAAGTGTATTCAGGTCATCCCAATCGTATTGAACGGTACAATCAGTACGAAAACATGGACATGGATTCAGAAATCAATGCCTGTCTAGATATCATTGCAGAGTTCTCAACTCAAGTTAACGAAAGCAACCACACACCGTTTGACATTCAGTACAATGACACCCCTACTGATCACGAAGTTGACATTATCCGCAAACAGCTACAGCAGTGGGTCAAACTCAACAAACTAGATCAACGCATATTCAAACTGTTTCGCAACACTATCAAATACGGGGATCAAGTGTTTGTACGAGACCCAGAAAATTTTGAACTGTACTGGGTAGACATGAGCAAGGTCATGCGTATCATTGTGAACGAAAGTGAAGGCAAACGTCCTGAGCAGTACGTGGTGCGTGACATCAATCCCAACTTTCAAAACATGACTGTGGCAGCCAAAACTACCACAGACTACATGACCAATCCAGTGACAGGGACCATTGCAGGCTCAGCCAACTACACCATGCCCAATGGCGGTGTGGGTGGCGGTGTGGGCAACAGCCGTTTCATGACTGCCATGAACGAAACTTGCCTGGATGCCAAGCACATTGTACACATGAGTCTCAACGAAGGTCTGGATGTGTTTTGGCCGTTTGGACGCTCGGTGTTGGAACAGATTTACAAAGTGTTCAAGCAAAAAGAACTCTTGGAAGATTCAATCTTGATCTACCGTGTGAGTCGTGCTCCAGAACGCAGAATCTTCAAAA